CCATGGTTAGTTCCTATTAGATCTAACATGCGTAAGGTTTATAACAAGCCAGCTATTCTTGAAAAGCTTGAGAAAGAAGAAAAGATTGAGCTTGTATCATTAGCCCACTTTAGAGGCCGTACTTTTGATGATGCAGTAGTAATTGTTGATGAGTATCAAAACTTAACCAAATCACAACTTGCAATGGCAATAGGTAGGTTAGGTAAAGATTCTAAGATGATTTTTTGTGGTGATTCTTATCAAATTGATTTAAGAGATAAACAACACTCTGCCTTTCATGATATGTCTAAACTTGTAGCATCAAATCATGTGTTTAAAACTACATTAAGAGATTCACATAGACATCAAGCTATAAATGAATTATTAGAATTATTGAACGGTTATCATTAAAAATCTATTTAAACTTTTTTTATTTAAACTTTTTGTATATATTTGTGCCTTAATTATAAATTTATTCAAATGGCAACAAGTAAAAAAACCAAGGAAAACACTGAAACTTTAGATGCAGCTGCTATGTCTAAAAAAGAGATGGACGCTAAAAGAAAGGAGATTACCAAATATTATGAGGATAATATTCCTGCTCTAAAAGTTCAGCTTGAATATGAAGAGCTTTTAAGAGATATTGAAAAGACACGTGCTGAAAGATTACAAGCACAGATGTTTATTGCTCAAACTATGGCCCCTTCTCCAGAAGAAGATGAACCTGCTTCAGAGATGAAAGCTGAGTTTAATACTGCAATGGATGGTGCTGAAGCAGCAAGAACAATTAAGAGATCTCTTAAACGTGATTCAAGTGCAGTATAGTGTTGATCACATAAAACAAGCACTACAACGCAAAGGATATAAATTTTTTGAAAGGGGGGAGTATAATGTCAATATAGTTGGTATTAGAAACTCCCTTACAAAAAATAAAGTAACTAATAAGTTTGATGACCTTATTACATTATCTTATAAGATAAAAGATAGATGGCAATACTGTGAGTTTGAATGTACAACTGATCCAGGTACACACTGGACAGAAAATGTAATGAATGAAAAAGGTGTTGCTATCCTTAAAGAAGGGCAATATCTAAGTTCTTACAAGATAAGAAAGCACCAAGGTAGATATGAGGCATTGTGTCAATCTAAACCTGTAGTTGTTTATAGAGATAACAATAGAGATGATCTATACAACTTAAATCAAGAAAATCTTGACAGGGGTATGTTTGGTATCAATATTCATAGGGCTACTAAATATGCTGGTAAAAAGTCTACTGAAATAGATAAATGGTCTGCAGGATGTCAGGTTATTGCATCTAATGATGACTGGGTAGAGTTCATGAAGGTTATTAGAAAATCAAGAGATGTATGGGGAAATAGTTTCTCATACACTTTAGTAGAAAGTAAAGATATACCAAAAACATGGCTTTAGTAAACAAAGTAGACAAGAGGGCAAAAGTAGAGATTGGTGAGGCTGTAAAGTTTCAGATACTTACTTATTGTTTCTTTAATGATATTCAAATAAGCATGTCAGATTTAAACTGTTTATATCTGCTTGCTATGGAGGGTAATGTTGAGATGACAAAGTTTTGCAATCTAGTGTCAGAAGGAGGGGTTTTTAAAAGCCCGCAGTCTTGCAGAAATGCTTTATCCAAAGCAGAAAAGAAAGGACTGATAGTTAAGAATGGTAATAATAAAAAGACAATTGAACTTAATTCAGCAATGAATGTGCAGATTGACGGACCATTGTTTTTAGAATATAAAATATTAGGTGTTGAATCCAAAACATTATAAAAACTTTTATGATGATATTGCTGAAGAAGCTGAAGTGCACAAGGATTTGGTGAGAGACTTTGTATATTTTTTTTATGATAGAGTTAGAAAGAATCTATCTAATTTAACACATACAAAGATTCATCTACCAAACTTAGGTACATTTTCAATAAGAGTTGGCAAGTTAAAAAAAAGTATAAAGAGAAATAAAGATATACTAGGAAATTTAGAGAAAATGACATTTGATGGTTATGATAAATCAATACCAGTCAAAGCAAAGTTAAAAGCAATGGAAGAGTTACTTAAAAAGGTAGAGCAAAATATAGAAGAAAAAAAGAAGTTTAGAGATGAGAATAAATAAACTACTAGCTGCTTTTGGTAATCTTGATCAGATTGCTGAAGGTATTAAGAACAGAGTGTTTAAGAAAGCAGATGTTGAAGCTATTGCAAAATTAAGATGGCAAGAGTGTAAAATATGTCCTTTGCTTGATAGAGAAGGTGGATCATGTGCTGTAAATGGAACACAACCTTGTTGTTCAGAATGTGGCTGTAGTATTGCTCTTAAGACAAGAGCATTATCTGCAGATTGCCCAGTTGGTAGATGGAAATCTATTATGCCTGAAGAAATGGAAAATCAATTGAAAAAACAATTGTATTTAAACATGGAAGATAAAAAGAAGCATGATGAAAAATTGAAGAGAATGAAAGAGGAGAGAGATAACAAAAATAAAAACAAATAATATGCCTGTAATATTTAGAGAAAAAGGTCATGTTTATGAGAGCTTAGATGAGCATCTTGAAAAAGATAAAATTAATTGGACTAGTGTTACTAGTTTTATTGGGATGTTTAAACCTAAGTTTGATGCAAAAAGTCAAGCTGTTAAGTCTAGCAAAAACAAAAGATCTAAGTGGTATGGTATGACACCTAAACAAATCACTGATGCATGGAATGGTGAAACTGAAAGAGCAATTGAATTAGGTAACTGGTATCATAACCAAAGAGAAGAAAATTTATGTGAGTTTAATACAATAGAAAGAGAAGGTGTTGAAGTGCCTATTGTAAGACCTATTGTAGATGATAATGGTATTAAGATTGCACCAGATCAAAAATTAATTGATGGTGTGTATCCAGAACACTTTGTGTATTTAAAGTCACTAGGAGTTTGTGGTCAAGCAGATTTAGTTACAATAGTAAATGGTCAAATAAACATTTTAGATTACAAAACAAATAAAGAAATAAAAGAGAAAGGATTTACTAATTGGGAAGGTATTACATCTAAATTGTTTAATCCTGTATCACACTTAGATGATTGTAATCTTAATCATTATAACCTTCAATTGAGTTTATATGCGTATATTATTAAAAAGCACAATCCTAAATTAAAGATAGGAAAATTACAAATTCAACATGTATTATTTGAAAAAGAAGGTGAAAATGAGCATGGCTATCCTATTACTAAGCTTAACAATCAAGGGGAGCCTGTTATTAAAGAAATTAAAATGTATGACCTGCCATATTTAAAAGATGAAGTTGTAAGTCTTATTATGTGGCTCAAAGATAATCCGCAATGCTAGTTAAACTATTTGATGTACAGAATGGTAAAGTGATTCCATCAGAACACTGTTATTCTATAAAAACTCTAAAGAGTATAATGGATAAGTATCCAGATACATATATGTCTGTTTACTTATTTGTTTTTTATATGACATGTCCTGATCCAGATATGAATCCTTTTTTTAATATGCCTGAACATGAAAAGGAAGACTTAATTATTGATGAAATAGAGCTTGAAGAATCTCCAGAAGATCAAGCTATAAGAAATGCTGTAAGGTTGTGTGAGGATCTATATCAAACACCTACATTTAGAGCATATAAAGGTATTAAAACAATGCTAGATAGACTAGCACGTTATATGGAAACCACATCTATTGAACATGGTAGAGATGGTAACTTAACATCATTGGTAAATACTGCAGCTAAGTTTGACCAAATCAGACAATCATTCAAGGGTGCATACAATGATATGAAAGATGAACAAAAAAGTCAAGTCCGTGGTGGTCAGGGACTGGCTTATGATCAAATGTAAACTTTAAAATTTTTAATTATGACCAAAGAACAAAAAAGAAAAAGAGCAGAGAAATGGTTTGCTGCTCATGGTATAAACCCAAATAAACCAGACAGTGATGGTAATGCAAGAGTATTAGATCTTAAACCAGAGCCAACATTTACTGCAGATATGGATGGTGTAATTAGTCATCCGTGTACAATTACTGTAGAAGGATTCTTATTCTATGCTCACGTAACAGTAGAGTTTAGTGATGGAACTAACACATATGAATTCCAAGGTGGATCAGGTGGTGTTGGTGTAGGAGATTTAACATGTGAAGGTGTAATCTATTACGGTAATCAAGATGTTTTATTAAAAGCAACAACGTTTGGTGTAGCATTTGGTGCTGAAGATGGTGGTGTAGTTCAAGTAACTTGGGGTACTAGTGGTAATGCAACTGCAGCTGGGATTGGAGAAGGTCTTGGTGCATTTGGTGGTAGCGGTTCTTGGAATTAAAATAAAACAATTATGAGTAAAGTAAGACCAGTAGGAGATAGACTTCTTATCAAACAACATAAACCAGAGGAAACATTTGGTAGTTCAGGTATTTATATTCCTGAATCATCACAAGAAAAACAAGATAAAGGCACTGTTGTTTCTGTAGGAGAAGAAGTACAAGGAATCTATGAAGGTGAAGTTGTACTATTCAATCAGTTTATCCAACCTGTAAAAGTAAATCATATGGATGAAGATCATATCTTGTTAAGACAACAAGACATATGGGCTATTGAGGATGTATAAAAGTGTTCCTACATATAAAAATGGTAAGTGGATTACCACTGACTTTGAAAGTAGAGAAGACTTCACTAAGTATATTCTAACATTATTTAAAGAGCCAGGGCAGTATGATTTTGATGATACTGCTCTGCTTTTTAATAATGAAGCTAATGTATTTAATAAAAATGGATTTTATTGTGATAAACCATTTAGATCAAAAGATTATATAAAATACTGGGAAGATCAAAAGAATAAGTGCAGAAATGGTGTTCTATATCATGGTAAAAAAAATGTATTTTATTTAACTAGAGATTATTACATGTGGTTAAACTTCTTACCAATCTTTGATAAAGAAGAAAAGAAGTATGGTTTTGCAAAAGTTAGGGATGCACAATATCATATGGCATTATATGAACTACTTGCAGAACTTCATTATAAGCATGCTGCTATTCTAAAGAAAAGGCAGATAGCTTCATCTTATTTTCATATGGCAAAACTTTTAAATCAGTTTTGGTTTGAAGAAGGATCTATATGTAAGATGGGTGCATCTCTCAAAGATTATATTAATGATAAAGGTTCCTGGAAGTTTTTAGATGAATATAAAACATTCTTAAATGAACACACTGCATGGTATAGACCTTGCACACCAGAGAAAGTATTGTTATGGGAACAGAAGATTGAAGTAAGGATAAATAATAGAAAGACCAATAAAGGTCTTATGTCTAAGATACAGGGTGCATCATTTGAAAAAAATGCAACTACTGGGGTAGGTGGACCATGTACATACTTCTTTCATGAGGAGGCAGGTATTGCTCCTAAGATGGATCAGACTTATGAGTACATTAGACCTGCAATGTCATCAGGTATGATTACAACAGGAATGTTTATTGCAGCTGGATCTGTGGGTGATCTTGATCAATGTAACCCACTAAAGGAAATGGTTCTTAATCCACAATCAAATGATATATACGCTGTAGAAACTGATCTAATGGATGATAAAGGCACAATTGGTATAGCAGGCCTATTTATTCCAGAACAGTGGTCTATGCCCCCTTATATTGATAAATACGGCAACTCACAGATTAAAGAAGCACTACAAGCTATTAAAGATGAGAGAGCACAGTGGGAAAAAGATTTAGCACCTGAGCAATATCAGTTACGTATATCACAGAAACCTATAAATATTTCTGAAGCATTTGCTTACAGACAAGCATCTATCTTTCCGCAAGGTATTATATCTAAACAATTAAAAAAGATAGAAGATAAAGAATATTCTTATGAGTTTATAGAATTAGAACGTGATCAAAAAGGTATTGTTGCAAAGAGGACAAACAAACTTCCAATATCAACTTTTCCAGTAAAGAAGAAGATGGAAGATAAGACAGGATCACTTGTTGTATGGGAAAGACCAATTAAGAATCCAGACTTTGGTACATACTATGCATCTATTGACCCTGTATCAGAAGGTAAAACAACTACATCAGATTCATTATGTAGTATTTTTGTATATAAAAATCCTATTGAAATAACAAGAGATACACCAGATGGACCTGAAACATATATAGAAAAGGATAAGATAGTTGCCTCATGGTGTGGTAGATATGATGATATAAACAAAACTCATGAGCAGCTAGAGATGATTATAGAATGGTATAAAGCATGGACCATTGTAGAGAACAACATCTCATTATTTATTCAGCACATGATTGCTAAGAGAAAACAGAAGTACTTAGTTCCTAAACAGCAAGTTTTATTTTTAAAAGATCTTGGCTCAAACAGAACTGTGTATCAAGAGTATGGATGGAAAAACACTGGAACATTATTTAAAAGCCACCTCATCTCTTATGCATTAGAATATATTAGAGAAGTCATTGATGAGGAGCTGGATGATAATGGAGATGTTATGTCACAGACATTTGGTATAGATAGAATACCTGATCCTATGTTGCTCACTGAAATGTCTCAGTACTATCCAGGACTTAACGTAGATAGATTGGTGGCTTTTTCAGCACTTGTTGCTTTTGCTAAGGTTCAACAGTCAAATAGAGGGTATTTAAAACGTAAAGAACTAGATAAGTCATCAAATAACTTGGAAAAGTCACAAAATTTATATAAATTATCTATGAACCCTTTTAAAAATTTAGGGAGAGGTAAAAGAAGAACTACGGGTAATAAATTTAAGAAGTCACCTTTTAAAAATATAAAATGAAAGAATACTGGACAACAACTACAACCCTTGGTGATAATGTTACTTTGGTATATCACATAAAGAAAAAATAATGAAAGTACTAAATGCTCTCCAATTAAAAAATGGTGCAAAAGCCAAAGAGTCTAGATACCCAGCTACATCTAGTCTAACTCAACCTATACAATTTTTATCTGCTAAGAGAAAAACAAATGATTGGGCAGCATGGAATCTTGATTGGTTAGAAGAACAAGGTATGGAGTTTCTAAGAAGAAACGCAAGAAAACTTCTTAAGAATTATAAGCTAGCAAAAGGAATTATTGATAAGACAGATTATATTGTTGAAGAGAATAATCAATATACTGAACTTATTGATGTACTAACTGAAGAAGATAACTCAGCTCTTGAGTTAAAGTTTTACCCTATTATTCCTAATGTGATTAATGTTCTCTCAGGAGAATTTTCTAAAAGATTTTCAAGAGTACAATTTAGAGCAGTAGATGATCTATCATATAATGAGATGATGGAGGAGAAAAGAAGCATGATAGAACAAAATCTATTAGCTGATGCTGCTGCACAAGTAACACAAAAACTTATTGAGGCTGGTGTAGATATATCAGGTGAAGAAGCACAAGCTGAACTAGCTCCAGAAAAATTAAAGTCTCTTCCTGAGATAGAAGAGTTTTTTCAAAAAGATTATAGAAGTTTAGTAGAAGAGTGGGCTGCGCATCAATTAAAAGTTGATGAGGAAAGATTTAAAATGCAGGAACTAGAAGAAAGAGGGTTCCGTGATATGCTTATCTGTGATAGAGAGTTTTGGCATTTTAAAATGATGGAAGATGACTACAAAGTTGAGTTATGGAATCCAGTACTTACATTCTACCAAAAGTCTCCTGATATAAGATACATATCAGATTCTAACTATGCTGGTAAGTGTGAGATGAAAACTATCTCAGATGTTATAGATGACTATGGATACTTAATGACAAAGAAACAATTAGAGTCATTAGAAGCAATTCATCCAGCTAAGTCTGCTATATATATGAATCCAGCTGTGCAGAATGATGGTTCATTCTATG